CCACTACGTGCCCGGATTTAGACCTGCTACCGCGCCGGAACCCATGGACGCCAGGACTACGCTAGCAGAACTCCGGGCATTGTCCGCGTCCACTGCGTCGGAGCCCGCGTTGCCCGCGTCTACCGCCATCGACCCAGTGGCGGAGGTCGAGTCGTGGCTGAGGTCCGATCGCGGAAGACCTGGTGGCGGCCCACCAGGGCCCGGAGAGAGCAGCTTGCCAGGCACGATTTCGGACGACCAAGCCGGCCAGGGTGGTGTGGCTTAGCCAATAGGTATAGTGTATTAGTTATATCCGTGACGATTCGGTTTGAAACAAAAGGGGGTACGAGATGGCAGAGCAGGATGACAGGGTACAGGAGCCCAGGACGCTGTGTGAGTACTTTTCGCAGTGGGAGGATTTCGAGGGGACGGTGTTCTATGATGAATTCGATCCGGCGTTCGTAGGGTTTGGATGGCAGTTTAACGTCGGCCCGATAGTGATATATAATCAGGAACTGGTCATGGAGATCTTGATGGCGGACGGGGATAGTGAGGAGGATGCACTGGAGCACTTTGGGTATAACGTACAGGGGTCGTATGTGGGGGAGCGTACCCCCATCTTTTTGACTCACGTCAACGATGGGGCTGTGCAGGATTTCATGAAGCGTCAGGCTGGAGCTGCTATCAGTGGATGGTCGCGTAAGGTTTCAAAGAAGGTATTGGAGATTAACTGATGCCGTTACCAGAGGCTGCAGTAGATTATCTATTTGAGAAGGTTGAGTTCTCTCCTACGCCGTTGCAGAGGGGTATATTGAGCTGTAGGAAGCGCTATGTATTGGTTAGTGGTGGAGAGCAGGCTGGCAAGAGCATGGTGGCTAGCAAATATCTACTGAGTCGGTTCATGGATACTGGGGAGCCTGGGTTGTATTGGTTGGTTGCAGCGGACTATGAGCGTACACGGGCTGAGTTTGATTACTTGGTCAGTGATTTCGCTGCGTTGGGGGTTCTTGCTGATTCTACCAAGCGTGTTGATCCAGGGCGGATAGTGTTGGCAGATGGGACGCGGATCGAGACTAAGAGTGGCAAGGACCCTCGCACACTGGCTATGAGGGCTCCTAACGGTATCATTGGCTGTGAGGCTAGTCAGTTGGACCATGAGACCTTCTATCGGATACGGAGTAGGTTAGCGCCGAAGAAGGGGTGGATGTTCTTGAGTGGGACTATGGAGGGTTCTTTGGGTTGGTACCCGCAGTTGGCTACTGCGTGGCAGGCGGGTGCTGGTGAGGAGCAGAGTTTCACTTTGCCTAGTTGGAGTAATCATCATCTTTACCCTGGCGGCAAAGATGACCCTGAGATAATAGCGTTGAAGGAGAACAGTCCAGACGAGTTCTTTCTTGAGCGTATCGAGGGTATCCCATGTCCGCCTACGGGTTTGGTATTCACGGAGTTTCGTGCTGATCTGCACTTAGAGGATGTGAAGTATGAGCCGGGGTTGCCTGTCCATATCTGGATGGACCCAGGGTATGCTGGAGCATATGCGGTAGAGGTGGTGCAGATCGTAGACGAGCAGGTGCGGGTGATAGATGAGGTCTACGAGCGAGGACTTGTTACTGACGAGATTATTAGAGTATGTCAGGCCCGTGAGTGGTGGCAGGACGTTCAGTACGGGGCGATTGATATTGCTGGTACTCAGCATCAGGCGATGGCGGCACCTACCGAGATCTGGATGAGGGAGACTGGTCTATACCTGGCTAATCAGCGTGTGCGGATCAACGAAGGTACTGAGAGATTGAAGGCGTTCTTGAAGCCAGACCCCTTGAACGGTCATCCTAAGATACTGGTATCACCGAAAGCGGTAGGTCTGCTTAGCGAATTCGGTGCGGCACCGAATCCTTTCGATGGTCAAACAAGGGTATACAAGTGGAAAACAGACCGTGATGGTAATATAGTGGGACAAACCCCTGAAGATAAGTACAATCACGGGGTAAAAGCGCTCATATACGGAATCGTAGACAGGTTTGGTTATGGTTTCGTACGTGATCGTGAACGAATCAAGGTTAAACATTGGTGATGTATGGCTAAGTCTGATTGCGATCCCGATGAGATCATGCACGCAGTCCAGCGTCATGCTGATGAGACTGACGCATTACGTGACAGGATGGAAGAGGACTACGATATCTATCGTTTAGTCCCTTATGACGCTGGTGATGGTTATCAGTCCTATACCAGCAATGCCCCTCAGACATATGCAGATAAGATCATTGGATGGATAGCTGCTCACAGGATGGTATTACGTGTTCCTCACCGTGGGGATAGACTCCAGGAGAGAGAGCGTAACGACAACAAAGAACGGTTCCTGATAGGTCTTTTGCGTGCTGTGGATGAGGAATTAAGCAACCAATTGCTCCCGCCTTTGCAGGCGCAATTGGCCTGGTTCATGTGTCTACGTGGCTGGTATGCCGGCAGAGCATTGTTCGCTAAGGATGAGGACGGGACGACATATGCCAGTGTGATGCCGTGGGATCCACTCCATACTTACTGGAGTATGGGCCACCGGGGTCTGGATTGGGCTTGCTACAAGACTAGACGTACTCTGCAGGAGATACGGGCAGAGTATCCTAAGTTTGAGCTTGATGAGTGGACTATAGGGAACGAGAACCCGGACGAATTCGGCCTGGATGTCTATGACTATTACGACAGAGAACAGAATTGTGTAGTCATCAACGGGAAGTTCGCTAAAGACCCACAGGACCATGGGGCTGGTCGAGTACCTGTATTCCTGGGTATGGTAGGCGCACAGCCGCCTCTGCAAGGTAGGTTCAATGGACGTTTAGATCCTGACATGATCGCTGACTATGGCGAGTCATTGTTCCGGTCTAACAGGGAGTTGTATGAGAAGCATAATTTCACTATGTCGGTCATGCTGGAGATGGTTGCGAGGGCCCAGAAACAAGGGCTTATAGTACGTTCCAGGGACGGATCGAAGACGTTAGACGAAGATCCGTACCAAGCTGGTACAGAGATCAGTCTAGGAGACGGCGAGAACGTAGAGCCGTTAGGACTACTGGAGATAGCCAAAGAGACTGGTGCCTATATGGGCATAGTATCCGGTGAGATACAAAGAGGGTCATTGCCCTTCTCAGTCTATGGCGAATTAGAATTCCAACTATCTGGTTTTGCTATCAATACGTTGAGGCAAGGTATCCAGACAGTCATCGAGCCTAGACTAGACGCTCTTAGAGACTGCTACCGACAGATAACCAATATGTTGTCTGACCAGTATGCTACCGGTACATTTGACTCTATCGAGCTATCTGGTTGGGGCAATAACCGTCAATGGTTCAGTGACGAGATCACCTACGAGATGATAGACGGTGTAGGCGCTCCTGAGATCGACTTTGTAGGCAACCTACCTCAGGACGAGATGACCAAGATGAGCATGGCTCAGATGGCCCGTGAGGGCCCTCAGCCACTGCTCCCGGACGTTGTCATCAGGGACGAGATCCTTGGCCTACAGTCTGCAGATGAGATAGAGAACCAGATCAAGGAGCAGATGGGCGAAAGGATGTTGCCTGAAGCTGCTTTATGGTCTATCTTGAAGGCTACAGAAGAGCGTGGACGACCTGACCTAGCGCAGTTCTATATGGGGCAACTGCAAGAAGTCTTGATGCAAAAGCAAGTAGCTCAGCAACAGATGATGATGCAGATGCAAGGGCCCGGACAAGTTCCTGGAGAGCCTGGGCCTGGTTCGCCTCCTCCCGGCCTGGGTACTCCTTCTCCGGGCGGAGTAGGGCCAGGGGTCGCTCCCCCCTCCCCTGGTCCTGCTTCACCTGGTCTAAGACCAGAAGTGATGCCAGAAGCGGCTATGGGAGCGCCGCCTCCATCTCCAGTGCCACAAGGAATGCCGTCTGTGCCTCCAGGGTCAGCAAGACCTGGCGCACAGACTGACGTAGAAAGACTAAGACGTATCGGACTCTGGGGCCCAGGACAGTAACTATGACTATGCAGAACCCTCAAGCTAGACAGTTTAGACAACGTCCAAGACCTACTCATATGTGGGATCCTCAACGTGGTGTTGTTCCCATGGATCCTAATGCCCCTAATAAGTTCGTTCCACCACCTCCTCCAGAGGTAGTGGAAGCTTATATGCGAGGGATGGCTAGAAGACAGAATGTTGACACAGACATGGGTCAACCTGGATTCCCTTCATCGCGTGCTAATCCGATTGGAGCATCAGGGCTACGGCATAGTGAACGTGGGTTTGAAGGTGGTAGGCCAATAGCCCCCTCTTTTAGACCAGATCCTGGGTATCATCCTGGAGATCCTGGTAGAGATATTCGGGGATTTAATCCAGACCGTAGTACCAATCCAATACCAATGGGCAGTGATAGAGGCCAGCAAATGAGTGATCAAGAATTGCGTCATTTTTGGCCTACAATGCCGGCGATGCCTATTCCAACTAATACAGGGCGACCAAATCGCATACAGAGGTATTAATCATGGGATTAGTTTTTTCGGATGATGGTGGATGGATAGCTGTAGACGATGCTGGCAACTATGACCATGAGTTGCAGATGGAGATAGACGCTGCAGCTCAATCATCTGGAGTTGCCCAAAGAGATCTAGCGATGGATTATCGTCCTACTCTTACAACTGGTGCTGATGACAAAGTTACTGCTAGTTTTGGGCCTACGATAGCAGACCCTGTTATAACAGTAGCGAATTTACTTGGTGGTAGTAGCCAATCTCAAGGGACTGGTAGATTTGCTTCTGAAGATACTGCTACGCAAGACCTGATGGCGGCTATTCAAAAAGCATACACAGAAGGCAATGTACAACTAGGCCCAGACCCAGAACCTGCTGCTGCTCAACCTACTGGTCCTGTTGATAAGCAAGTATCTGATGATGGTACAAGGATATTTGACGCATCTATAAATGCCTGGGTAGCTAATACCCCAGCGGCAGCTACACCTGTGCAACTCTCTCCACAAGATGAAGCAGCGCAGTATTTAAATTCTTTATTAGAAGACTTAGATACTAGAGGAGAGATCTCTGAAAATTATGAAACTCATATCAGAGATCTCGTATCTTATTATCAAAATCAAAGCTTAACACAAGAGCAAGTACAAGGTTATATAGATAAACTTGGCGCACTTGCAGTAGGAAAATGGTCTGATTCAAATGCTTCATTTTTAGAAGATTTCTTACAAGGTGTTCATGGTTTATTTAGTCCACAAGGCTCTGGTTCTTATACACCATGGTTAGAAAGCCTTGATTACACACCTATGGCTGAAACAGAAGCAGCAGCAGCAGATATCACAAAAAATCTAGATGAAACTGCTGCAGGCGCTCAAGATGTAAATGGTTTTATAGAAGGATTGCTAAAAGGAGCAATGGACCAGGGGGGAACCTGGGAAGATGCTTTAAATATAGTATCTAGAGCATTAATTGATAACCAAACTAAGTGGAATACATACCCTGGATTAAGTGGGCAGATAGGTAATCTGCAAAACCAAGCATCTGTTAAGCAATGGCTTCACGGCATTTATGCCGGGTTTGATGACGCTACAAAGACAAGATTAGTTGAAGCTTATCCTGATGGAGGGCCTGATCTATCTAGTGACTACACTGTCTTTGCAAAAGCTCCTGAACCAGTTGATACAAAAATTCCTGGTGATATACAAACTGATGGTGGCATTACTCCAACACCATTAGATGGCAATGGAAATCTTGTACCTACACCAGTAGATAGCCCCACTGGTGTACCTATTCCAACAACTACATCTTCTGGGTTATTTGATCCGTTCGTTGAAGACGCACAGCGACCTTTTGGAGAAGTTTACCGACCATTCACAGCTACTCAGGCTGGTTACAATATGCCTGGTATACAGTCTGCATACGCATCTGCTAGAGCTCCTCTTAGCACTCAATACAGTATGCAATTACCAGATCTGCAAGTTCCAGGAGAAATTGGATTAGATCCTAAATATCAAAGTGCTGATGAGTTTTTAAGAAGTTTGGCTGGAGGTACTGGTCAGATACTTAGAGGTGGAGATCTATATAGTAGATTGCAGGATATATCCGGTGCTCTTGCTACTGACCCTATGGCAATGGGCATGGATCCACGAACTCAGTTATATCAAAAGCAATTTGGTGATACGACTCAGCAAGCAAGTGCTTTTGCCCAGCCATTCTTGATGGCAACTAGAGGATCTCCAGAAGCAAGATCGGCTTTAACTCAAGCTATTGCTCAAGCTGCAGAACAATTTGACTATCAAAATCCTATGGGAGTTACCACAGCTGGTGGAGGGCGTCAAGGATTTTTGGGTTGGGCAATGGATAACAATCTTCTTGGTATTAAAGATATGTTTAACCCTAATACTATGCGAGAGATCGAACGAAAACGTCAATTACAACAGCCTTCTGATCTCGGTCAAATGGGATACATGGGAGGCCAGGGAACTGGATTTGGTGTAGACGTTTGGGGAGACGAAGGTTAAAGATGGCTACAAATCCATTCGCTGACTTTATCAGTGGTGAAGCTCTTGGGTCTCAGCCCAGACTTAGCTATATGGCTCAGATGGGCAGACAGGATAGACCTCCAGGGTTTGATCAGACTGATGAGTCTAAACGACAAGAAGACATGTTTGGCAGTCCCTTTGGGACAAGTCCTGCAGCAAAACGGTATTTCCAGGGACAATTCCAGAATGTCTACAATGAATATCTAGGTCAGCAAGGACGGGCACTGCAGGGTGGTCAGATACCAGCTCAGACGTTCAGTCAGTTCTTAGATCAATTCCCGTTCACACAAAGATACTCTGCACTGCCACCTGAGATGAGTGGACGTGGTATAAGCGGGTTTGCTCCTAAAGTTAAATTCTCGTATTTGTAGGGTCATAGATGCAAGAACCAGATCGCTTGAACGGTGGCTCACTACCGATACAAGGCGGTAAGTTGCCTGTATTTGGTAACCCATTGACACTGGACACCTTACCTGGTGCTCCTCCCACTCCTGTGCCTGATTACATGCGTGAATTACTGGACCAGATAAAAGGTTCATCACCTAAGACAGCACCAGTTCAACCAGCAGCAGCTCAACCAGCACCCGTGCCAATCCAACCTACCCCAGTCACTGCGCCGGCAACTGGAGCGCCTTCATGGATGCCTCAGTCATTCATGGACTTTGCCCAGGAAAAACTCCCATTCCTTGGCGGAGTAGGTCAAAC